TTCAGGAATGCGTAATGCGCATCTAATAGCAATAGCACCAAACGCGTCGTCGGGAGTCATTTTATCAACGTCACCATCGATTGAACCACTGAAGGCATGTGCTTATACGCATAGAACTCGCGCAGGTTCTTTCCTAGTGAAAAACGTTTATCTGACCCAACTCCTCAAAGAGAAGGGTCACGATAACGAATCTACGTGGTCCAGCATTATCACCAAGAAAGGGTCGGTGCAACATCTACCGTTTCTTAACGAAGGTGAGAAGGCAATCTACAAGACTGCGCAAGAACTAGACCAGAATTGGGTGGTGACCCACGCTGCTGACCGACAACCATTTATTTGTCAGGGTCAGTCTGTCAACCTATTTTTCCCATCCGGCACACCTAAGCGATACGTCAATAAGGTGCATTTCAACGCGTGGAGAAAAGGGTTGAAAGGTCTATACTATTTACGCACAGAGGCATCGTCTCGTGCGGAGACGGTATCAGACAAAGTCGAACGTGTTGCATTGGAAGATGACAACCGGACGATAATCTATGGCAAATCTAACTGCCCGTGGTGTACCAAGGCCATCGAAGAGTTGCAGTTACAGGGAGTCGATTTCGACTACGTAGACCTTGAGGTTATCAAAAAGACCGCCGCAGAGGTCACTGGTCGCAAGGACGTTACAACAGTTCCGCAGATTTACATAGAAGGAAGATACATTGGTGGTTATGAAGACCTTATGCTCCAATTGAAAACGGATATCACATTGACCGTGGATGATGGAGACGAATGTCGAGCTTGTGAAGGATAAGGGCAAACGCCTTACATACAACTTATAATACAGGTCTATTATGTCGTTACTTAAATTTTCAGAAACATACAAACCGTTCCTATATCCTTGGGCGGTTGAACTAACAAAGAAACACGAAGAAATCCATTGGATTGAAGATGAAGCAGAATTGTCTGAAGACGTACAGGATTGGAAAACCAAACTGACCGAAGATGAGAAAGTATTCATCACACATGTACTACGATTGTTCACGCAGTCAGATGTACAGGTAGGTGAAAACTACCACGAACTTCTAATACCGAAGTTCAAGAACAACGAGGTGCGTAACATGTTGTCCTCGTTTGCAAACCGTGAGGGTGTGCACCAACGTGCATATGCTCTATTGAACGACACTTTGGGTCTACCAGACGAAGATTATCATGCGTTCTTAGAGTACTCGGAAATGGCAGATAAGATTGATTTTATGAAGGATGGGAACATCTCTAGTCATATGGGTCTTGCACTTGCGTTGGCACAGTCTGTGTTCAACGAGGGTATGTCAGTATTTGCATCGTTCGTCATGCTACTGAACTTCCAACGTTTTGGAAAGATGAAGGGTATGGCAACAATTGTGGAATGGTCCATCCGTGATGAGACTATCCACGTACAGGGTAACGCAAAGTTGTTCCGTGAGTTTACAGATGAACACCCACGGATTGTCAACGATGAGTTGAAGTCTAAGATTTACCAGATGGCAGAGAATGCTGTCGCACTAGAAGACAAGTTCATTCAACTTGCATTCAAAGGTAACAATGTTCAGGGTCTAACTAAGAAAGAAGTCCGCGACTATATACGTCACATTGCTGACCGTCGTCTACTTCAGTTGGGTCTGAAACCATTGTTCAAACAAAAGAAAAATCCACTACCGTGGTTGGACTGGGTTCTTAACGGAGCATCACACGACAACTTCTTTGAGAAACGTGTGACCGAATACTCAGTGGTCGGCATGGAAGGTGAAGACTACGGATGGGATGAGATAGAACTAGAGGTAGCATAATGGATAATGAGTACATCATCGAATGTCCGGTATGCGATATGACCACGGTACTTCGTATAAAATATGCGAGTTTATATGAAGACGAAGTGCCGTGTTATTGTCCCATGTGTGGGGCAGACGCAGAAGCCGAAGAATCGGACGAATGGTGATATGAATTTAAAACAGGTAATACGATCCGTACCAGACTTCCCAGTTGAGGGAGTCATGTACAAAGATGTGACCAGTATACTGGAAACCCCAAAAGCATTCGACTACAGCGTCGAACGCATCTTACAGTACTGTGCAAGTAATGTTATTACTGACATCGTTGCACCAGATGCACGAGGGTTCCTATGGGCAGCACCAGTTGCTCGTGAACTGGGACTCCCACTTCATATGGTCAGGAAGCCAGGCAAACTTCCACCCCCAGTACGATCTCAATCTTACGATTACGAGTATTCTTCTGGGGTCCTAGAAATAAAAGCGGATGCTCCGCTCAACGTAAACAGCAATGTTTGCATTATCGACGATGTGAGTGCAACAGGTGGTACCGCACTTGCTATCGTCGACCTTTTACGTACATTCGAAGTCGTCGACATGTCCTATGCATGTGTCATCGACCTCGCATTCCTTGGTGGTACCGCCTCACTTGATATGGACACTTTTAGTGTAGTAACCTATGACTGAAATTAAGGACCTTATTCTCATCGCCCTAGAACTAGAAGCACCTAAGATGTCTAAGTGGAACAATGTATTCTTCACTGGAGTCGGTAAAGTAAATGCAGCGATGACTGCTGCGAAACTAATCGAGAGACATAAACCAGAGAGGGTATTCAACTTCGGTACTGCCGGAGGTATCACAATAGACGGTGGTCTGCATAGAGTAGACAAGTTCGTGCAACGCGATATGTCATGTGCGGGTCTAGGATACAGTCCTGGCCAAACACCATTCGAGGACGGAGTCATCTTAGGTCACGTTCATGATATTGAATGGGAAACCGGAAAGGTTTGTAGTACGGGGGACAACTTTGTTGCAGACCCAGACCTTGAGATTCCTGCTGACCTAGTAGAGATGGAAGCATATGCCATTGCAAAGGTATGTCAGGATGCAGGGGTAGAGTTTCATTGTTACAAATATGTCAGTGACCAAGCGGATGATGATGCCGCAGAGGAATGGTCCAAGACAGTATCCCAAGGCGAACCATATTTCATACGGACTTACATGACCTATAAGTAGGTGCATGGAATGGATATTTGAAGACAAACTATTCGACCCCGAAGAATCTTTTCTAGAAGATTATCAGGGGTTCGTCTACATCATCACAGAGTTGACTACTGGTAAGAAGTATATCGGTAAGAAGTTCTTCTGGAAACCAAAGACCCTACCAGTAACCAAGACGCGAAAGCGCAAAGTAAAGACTCGTGCTATATCGGACTGGAAGAAATATTTTGGTTCAAGTCAGGAAGTAAAATCCCTAGTTGAAGAGAAAGGTGCAGAGAATTTCAGGAGAGAGATTCTGAAACTCTGCCGCACCAAAGGGGAGTGTTCGTACTACGAAGCAAAACTACAGTTCGAGTACGACGTTCTACTCAGGGACGATTTCTACAACGCGTTCATTGGATGCAAAATCCACGCGAAGCATCTACCCAAAGATTAGATGCGGTCGAAACCGCACATTGCAACTTTGTACTTCTCATTACCAAGAAGCATCTGGTCACCCATCGAGGTAGACCGCAAACCATACGTCACACCTTCGTGGACCGGAAGGTCTGCCATCACAGTCACATCTTCTGAATAGTCCGGATTGTTTTCGATGTCATTACGACTCCATGAACCACCAAGGTTCTGGGTGCGGTGATATGCATATTCTAGAGCTTCATCACCAGTACGAATACCGACCTCAACAAAGGCAACGGTACTAGGTGAATCTTCGAACGCGGTGTGGATAACTGTAACTAACATAATTTATTCCTTATCTCAGGTTGATATCAAGGTCTGGGTTGTGCCAGAACTTATGAACGTCTGCATACAGGACGACAGTCGAATCGTTCTGATAATACTTGCGCAGGGCATTTACAAAGTTAGGAAGAGTAGAACACCACTCTTGAGTGATTTCGTTGGTGTTGTTCCAACGAACATAAGCATCTTTGATATAGGACATAGGTAATTGCATAACTTTCTC